TTTCCGAGAATCGGATTGGTGTCTATATGAATTGCAAGAGGACGCTGTAGTTCGTAACTCTCTTCATCTTCCAGAAGTTCGTAAGCAACAATATCTTCACCGGTCATTAGTTTATAGAATCTTGGAACGAGTGAATCATCTTTCATTATTTTATCCTTACATTGACTATCTTAAATGGGAATTTTTCTTCGTTATACATCTTCACACGTTCTTCAAAATGCTTCAATGTATAATTTACGTACTGTCTTCTGCGCAGATCGTCTGCGATATCATAAAGGGTGGCTTCTTCTTTGTTATCTCCCAACCTAAGTCCTCTTCCGATAGATTGTAGAGTTCGTATCTTACTCTTGGTTGGGCTAGTAAATACCACATTGTGCAGGTTGCGAATATTGATGCCTGTCGAAAATGTTCCATATGAAGCGATAATGATTGCATTGTCTTCTTGTTCCGTCAATCGGCGTATTTCTTCTCTTTCATCGGTGGCAGTATTGCCACAAACAAAGAAAATCTTACGGTCTTTAATTGAACCACTGAATAACTCATACAGTGGTTTACCATGCTTCTCTACATAAGTATATAGGAAGAGGGAGTTACCCTCTATACTGTCTGCAAGATTGCGCAGGAAACGATTTCTCCCATCATGGGAGATAATGAATTCTAGTTCAGACCTGTAATCTGCACCAGCCAATTTCTTTGTTGTCTCTTCATCGTACTTGAGAACAACACATTTTACATTGAACTTCGCAAGCTTTTTGCGGTCTATAAGTTCCTTGGTGCTAACGAATTTCTTCGACGGACCAAATAAACCTTCCAGTACCAACTTATGAACCTTTTCAGGGTGTAAAGTTCCCGTAGTTCCTATACGATACTCACAGTTTACCAGATTCTTCATAATTCGTTTTAACGAATCAGCCTTAAACTGGTGTGCTTCGTCACCAATTACAAAATCAAACTGTTGGAAATATTTTCGCGGCATTGCGTAGATTGACTGCCACGTACTGATAACCAGTGGCTTATTCGGTTCGCGAGTATCGCCAGAATCGTAATATACTCTTTGACAATACTTCTCTACGTTCCACCCATAGTCTTTCATGTCTGAATACATCTGCTCGACAAGCGACGTAGTTGGGACAATGAGTAAGCCTTGCTTCTTACCTTTCGCAAAGAGATTGCGAGCAATAAGGTAAATGATCAGAGACTTGCCGGATGCCGTAGGTGATACGACAATGCCACGCTTCTTTACCAGTGACCAGATCAATGCCATTTTCTGGTAATCGTGCGGGACATATTTTAGGTTTTTCGGTATTGCGTATTCTAGGTTATTCTGTTCGCCTTTACGAATAACCTTACAGTCATATCCATTAATACGACAAAATTCCTTTACGTAGTCGATCAGTCCCGCATATATCTTATGCGTCTTGAGGGAAAACAGGCGTATCTTTCCGTCCCATTGCTTTGCTCTAAACTTCGGAGAGAACTTGGCACTAGGCACACTGAACGTAAAGAAATCGGAAAGTTCCTGCGCGATTCCCGGTTCTGTTTGGACTCTAGCCCATACGTTATTGACCTGTTCGATTACGACCATGCATTAATTCTGACCCATAATGAACTTTTCCCAATCCATGAACGAACGCAACTGCCATGTGCGATTATTCAGTTCTTTGAGAACACTGGTACAATACGAGACACACTCTTCATGCAAATAGGTTTTTGCTTTCAGACGTTGTAGATCATCGTCCGCATCCATGTAAGTTCCAAGGTCTGCCTTTAGTGTGAATGGAAACGGCTCCCATCCATGCTTTTGTAAATCTTCCTGTGTCAGCTTACCGTTATAATACATCCACTTCAATTTGCGCATCTTGGCTAAATCCATCTGCGCCTTCTTCAAAGCAAGATTGTGCTGAGACAGCATCTTTAGATATTTGTTATGAAGGATTGGAACCCGAATCACTTCTTTTCCGGGTTCTGTGGAATCGACCTTTGTGTCGCGTTCCCAATGATCCATCAATTCTTCAAGTGTTACTAAACTCATAGTAAATCTCCACGTTCACTCATATCAATTATACCAGAATTTCAAGCCAAAATCAAAGCTTTTCAATGTCGTAGTACGAATATCTAAATGTAACGTCAGCAGTCGGGATGTTTTCAGCCGAATCTAAAGAACTAAATTGAATTCCACCTAACTGTGTGGGGAACATGTCTCTAAACTTAATTCTTATTGTAGGATTATTCTTATTAGAATAGACAGTCATGACTCCATCGGCATACTGGACCGGCACTCCCGCAGCCTTCTTATAGAAAGTCTCATTAGACTGCTTATACAGGTCACGATATTCCGTGAAATCCTTCGGGAAGGTCATGCCGCGAATCCAATCATGAATACCCTTCCAATCGTCCAAGTCTTCAGCAATCAGGAACGTTGCGTTGAATACATCATAGATTGCCTTTTCGCCCGGAACATACAGGTCTACAAAAGGTGTGTTGCGGGGAATCTCCGTCAGGCTAATACCCGGAAGATTTGCTGTCTGACAAAAATATGTCAGCCCCGGAAGTCGCGTAAAGTTCAATCGAAACTTGGTAGTTTGTAGAATATCGCGATTCGCAGGATTACGTGTTATTGCTGCCATTGAAGACTCCTATAGCTAGTCTCTTATTTATACCTCACAAAAACCCCATACCACAGTACAGTAGTGAGGTATAAAAAAGGGGGCTAGAAAATCTAGCCCCCAATCTTGGATCGTATTGTTATTCTTATTGACTATTAGCCGATCAGATTCAATACGTGGAACTTACGATAGTACGTGTTCGTACCGTTAGCAATCGTTCCACTAACCGTTGTGTCAGCACCCTGCTGCGAGTTAGCAAATGGGTTCTGGACCAGACCGTAACGAGTCTTGAAGCCAATCTTTGGCTGGAAGGTGTCAGGGTCGATTGCACGTACCATTTGGAGCGGCACGTATGGGCAGTAGAATATGCCAGCATCATAAGGAGTGTTACCCTTATAACCAACGACTACGTAGTCTGCACCAGAAACGGAATACGGATCAACGTAAACCTTGATGCGACCAAACAGCGTACCAGCAAACGTGTTGCCAGTGTCGTCAACAGCCAGATTCGTGTTGTTGGTCAACGCGCTCTGGTAGTCAAGCAGACCGGTCATAGCAAGAGCGGAAGCAACGTCTGTCGAAACGATAAGAATGTTACCCTTACCACGACGAGTGTCCTTAGCGATCTTGTTAGATGCCTTCTCAATTGCGAACAGAAGTCCTTTGAACTTTTCAACAGCCCAACGACCAGACGTATCTGATGCGGAAGACAGGTTGAACGTTGCCGAAGTAAGACCAGTTACGCCGATATTAGCCGAAGCGTAGATCGTGCGAACAACTTCACGGTTGATTTCAGCCAGAATTTCAGTCGAAAGGATATTCGACAATTCTGCTTCTGCATCCAGACCGTGGATTGCCTTGAGGTCTTGAGCAAGCTCAAGCGTGTACTGAGCCTTGAGAGCGCGGGACTTAGCAACAACCGAAACACGGCTGATCGTGAAGCCCATTTCTGCCATAGGCGAGGACTCAATACCAAGTGCTTCTGCGGTTGATGTAGCCATACCAGTACCGGTATTAGCGAGGTTGACCTGAATGTTAGCAGTGTTAGCGAAGTCAAGAGAAGCGTTCGCGTCACCACCCATGTCACTCATGAAGTCAGTACCGTGTGCGCCAGTACCAGCCCATGCCGTGTTAGCTTCGTTGTACAGAGCTTCGCCACCAAGCGTCGTGTTAGCAAACGTGTTAGCGTTAGCGTACTTAGCTTGCATTGCGAAGATCAGACCGGTAGGACCAGTCATAGGCTGAACGCCACAAACGTCATAAGCCATGAGGTTAGGCAAAGCACGACGAACCAGACCAATCAAGATCGGATCGAAACCTTTGACGTTACCTTCACTACCCTGAACCGGCGACATACCACCACCGACAACGTTAGGAACACCTTCGAAAATCTTACCATACTGCTGTGCTTCTTCCATCATAGCAGTTGCTTGG